AGCCGCTGCAACCGCTCAAATGATGCATGCAAATGCCAGACTGGCACGCCGCGAAGCGCCTCTGGCCACTGCCGAACAAGGTCGTCGTTGGCCTGCTCGTCGCCGTCGATAATGTCCGGAATGAGCGCCCAAGTGAATCCGGGATGTCGATGCCAGTCTTCGACCCAGCGCGTGTAGCCTTCGACGTCTACCTGCCCACCCTTTTTCCACACAGTGAACGCGCCGTTATCGAAAACAAACGATTTGCACACATCTGCGACAATCCCAAGATCGTCCTTACGCGGGAATGGCACCAGGGCGTGCCGTCCAGCTAAAAACTTCGCAGCGTCCTCCCGCCTACCCCCGACCGGTGTTCCGTGATAATGGATCATCCGCTGAGCCTCACTGTTTCAATCTCAACGCCTTGGTGTGTGGCAGTGATTGTTTGATCGCCACCAAGACACTTGGCCAGGTCATCGGCGATTTGCTCGTGCCAGCCTTTCTTGATCAGCGCGGTTGCCGTTTTGATGTGCTCGACATGAATCATGATCGTAGACTTAAGTTCGAGGCGGTAAATGATCACTTCGCCGTCTGCGGGGCATACCGCTGTGAATGAGTGCCGATAGATATTCATAGGGGATCCTCGCCAGTGGCGTGATTCAGTTATTTGGAGTATTAATTGATTTTTTTGGGGTGTGTAGATGAGGTGGGGTGATTCAGTAGTTTGGTTTGGGTGCGTGCTCCTATTTTTCGCTGGTGCTGCTTGGAGCGGCGTTTTGCCTAAAGCAGATTTTTTTGTGGCCAAAGACATTCATGAATTGGCCGAAACAGGGGCCGCTATTGCTACGATCTTTGCAGTCGTTTTCGGTCTCAGTGCGTGGAAGAAGCAGTTGCGAGGTCAGTCTGATCACGAACTGGCCCGAAAATTATTACTTGAGACTGAAAGATTGAAAGCGCAAGCGCTCGTGATAACCAGAACCGCAGATAACTGTAAAAACAGTTCGAATCTTCAAAGTGCTGATTGGAGTGTCTTACAAAAAATATTGAGTATTCTGCGAGCCGATTTAGCAAAAAGTCATGAGTGTCGAAGTAATATGGAGGCGATTCTCATTGAGGCCGACGTTATGTGGGGCGATGAACTACGAATGTATTACAGTGAGGTTTTAGAGCTGTTTGACATGTGCCAACTCTATATTCAGAGCAACTTAGATTTTCTTGATGATACAGAGATCGACATGGAAGGTGACGATCTCTCATGGATTGAGAATCGTCTCTCCGAAGGTGGTTGGAATCTAGATGAACGCAAGAGGAGAGAACGCATTTCAATACTTCTATCACAAGCCACCGGATATCTGAAAGAAAAGCTGGTGTCCTGAGTGCATTGAGTGGCTGCAATCCAAGATGGGTAATGCCTATCAATAAGTATCAGCCAGAAGCACGCTTGAGCTGATCAGTGAGCTGCGTTGGCAGCCCGCGCACCGTCAGCGTTCCGGCCTCTTTGTCGAACTCGATCTTGGAGCCCAGCAGGTGCTGCTCAAAACTGATCGAAAGTCCCTCAGCACGTCCAGTGAAGCGTCGGAACTGGTTCAGCGTGCGCTTATCCGCCGGAATCTCCGGTGACAGGCCATAGTCCTTGTTGCGGATGAAGTCATAAAAGGCTTTCGGGCGGTCTTCGTCGATCAACTCTGACAGTTCGTCGAGGGTGATCGGCTCGCCGAGCTTGGCCTGAGCCATTGAGTAACTGACCAGCGCCTGTGTCTTCTCGCGGGCAGATTCTTCCGGCACATCTTCGCTCTCAACAAAGTCGCTGAACGCCTTGAGCAGGGTTCGGGTTTCACCCGGTCCGTCTACGCCTTCTTGGCAGCCGATGAAGTCGCGGAAGTACTCCGAGGACTTCTTGCCGGTTTTGTCTTTGATATATGACACGTACTGGCGTGAGCCTGGGTTGTTGCGCCATTCCGACAGGTTGATCCGGGCAGCCAGAGTGATGCTGCCGAAGTCCACGTGCTTGGAGGTCGTGACAGTCAGGTCAGCATTTACCGTGATGCTCTCGCTATGCTGGAGTAGGGCGACAACCAGGTAATCCGTTAGGCCTTGTTGGTAGTGCGCGAACAAAACGTGGCCACCAATGGAAAGGTTTGATTCTTCCATCAGTTTGGTCAGGTTCTCGACAGCGATTTGGCTGAATTCGATGAAATCGCCACCGTCGTAAAAGCCCTTCAGCCAGCCGCTGAAAGGGTAGGCGCCTGACTCATGGTGGAAGAAACCCCAGCCCTTGCCCTGTTTGGCGTTGTACGCCTCGTTGAAGTCGTTCAGCAGGTTTTCAGTGGCCTGCGATTCGATCAGTTCCGCACTGCTGATATGCAGAACAGCAGGGGAGCCGTCTGGCTTTTTGTCGATCTGGTGGATGATGCTGTGGCGAATAGGCATGGGTTTACCTTCAGGGTAGGATTAATCTTCAACTCCGTAACGGCAATTTAGGCTCAATTACGGTATCTGTGAGTTTTAAAATTATGTGCGAGGGCAAGGATGAATAACGCTCAGAAAAAGCTTGTTGAGAAGACACTAGGGGTCATTGGCTGGGTCGCTGTTGCTGTGTTTGGCGTGATTTTTCTGTACGCGCTTTTTTCTTTTTTTACAGATGACTGGTACACGACCAAGCGATTCCTTTCGGAGCTTTTCGATCCTGAAGAGGCGGCATTCATAGTTTGGCCGCCGCTTGTATTCGGACTATGTCTTTTATGGGTTCGAACTTTTATTCGCGCAGGCGGTACCGATTAAAGTGCGGAAATGAAGTATGTGAGTTTTCGTTGACCATTATTTGTTATTTGAATGACGCTAATCGCCCGAGCTTTTAGGCTCGACTATTTCGTCACCGGGATCTGCGAGAAGCTCTTTCAGGCTTTCGTTATGAAAATCGCGCGCCACATTTTCGCTAATCAGGATTTCGTGGCGCGGATAGCTCAAGAAAGCTTTGAGCTCGTCCTCTTCCATCAAGTCCATTTTCATGACCGCGATCTGCAACACTTCACTGATTGTTGTGACCTTGCTTCGGGCGCGTATACGGCCCATGGCCTGCTCGATACCCGGTCTGACCTTGTGCCGCAATTCCTTCTCGGCGACCGTCCGGCGCTTCTGCGCAGCCTTGGCCGATCGCTCTTGAACAGTCTTGGCCATGGCCTACCTCTTCAATTCCACTGGCCGGCAAGTCCAGCCAGGTCTGTCGTTTGCGTTGTTGGATGCGGGTTATGCGGCGCATGAATCCACCTTCTGCTGATTCCAGGCGCCTACCGCCTCAAAGATCCGCGCCGCGTGCGCCTCATCCAGCGATATCACTTCCGGTATGGCGATCCAGCCAGAAGCCACCATCTGGTTTTGGTTGGCCGATTCACGCAGTTGCTTGTAGCAATGCTCGATCACTTCCTCTAGGTGGTCAGAGAGGTAATTGCCGTCTGGCGCTACCTCAATCGACTTGCTGTAGCGATCACCGCGGGCGTCTAGGCAAAGCACGCTGAGGTAGATCGTCCAGCGGTGCGGGATGCCGCAAACGGCCTGGCCGATCTTTCCGGGCGCGACGTTCTTGAGCGACTTGTAATTGATCATGCCCTGGCGACCGCTGGGGTCGATGTTCACCACCGCGACGTGATTCGTGGAGAGCAGGGCGCGGCACGATCGCTCGATTCGCACCTTGAGGTTGTGAGGCTTGCGCTTGGTTTTACTCATAGCGAGTCCGCCATTTTGCGAAGCGTCCGGCGCTCAGCCAATGACAACCCTTTGGGCTTTCGTTTGAGCACCGTTTCAGGGTCGATTCTGTTTGAGCGGGGAGGCGGAAGAGGGTTGCGCGGCTGGCTTTTGAGTTGGGCGATCTGCCCACCCGCTGCAATGAACTGAGCTACCTGGTCTGATAACGCCTCGGCTCGTTGCCGCTGTTGTTCAACCAGATTGAGGTGGTTGCTGATCATGCGGCCTTGCTCCTGAGGGCTTTTTCATACCCATCGACCAATAGCTTGAACTCCCACAGATCCTCTTCAAGCTTTTCGATGTAGTCGTCGTCGCGCTCGAACTCTTTCCACCAGAGCTGGCGGCCTACAGGCTTTAGTAGCGGGCAGTACATCCCAATGTGCCACCACTTGCGGCCAGTGATCCACATGCAGCCTTGCACCTGGTCGATGACATCACTGGCGTCGTTATCAATGTGGAAGGCGCGGAGCTTGTCGGGAGCGAGGAAGCACTTGTATTCCGAGCCGCCGTCTTCGCCGATGAAACCGTCAGCGCTGGCGCCAAACACGCCATCATCCGTCTTCACTAAGCCGACCTGAGTTACGATCAGCCCGGTCTGGATTTCGTGCTCCATGCGCGCCTCGGGCTCCAGTTCGTGCCCTCGGCGCATCTGCCAAGTTTCGAACCCGCCATCAAGTGGTGCACCGCCGATACGCTCGACAGCCAGTTCAAAGGCGTAGGTAAGGGCTGTGTTTGATGGCTCACCAACTGTTTCGCCGTCCAGAGCGCGCTGGACGACCTCGGCTTTTGGGCCAGCCTTGTAGCCGGCCAGCGCCATAGCTGTAGTCTCGCCTTTGCCGGCAAGCATGGCGTCGACGTACTTGCGCTGCTGAGCATTCAACCCGTTCACCTTAGAGCGAGCGGTACTGAACATGCTGGCCGTGATTACTCCGGCGCGGGCTTGCAGCCACTCAGGCGAGCCCTGGGTGCAATTAACAATAATCATGCGCTCACCTCTTCAAATTCGACTTCTTCGTTAGCAGGATCAGCCTGCTGCGCCGCTTTAAGCTCCTCGCCGCGCGCTACAACGACCGTTTTGAATGCTTCGTAGGAGGCCGGGTCTTTGGCCTCTCGAATCGCTTCAACTCCTGATTTCCAAATTTCGGTTAACGCCTCACGTGTTATTGCTGCATTGGCGAGAGCAATCCATTTTTCAGCCAAGTCGTAATTAGGTTGCGGCACGGCAGAAACCTGTTTAAGCCCTTCATCAGTTTCGGTGTTCAGGTAATGAATTGCCTTTTCCAGCCGTTCGGTCTTGGGCCAATACTTGTAGGCCTGCTTTACACAAGTTTTCTTCGTCATTTCGCCGGGGTCTGTAACCCACGGGCAAATTTTCGAATTGTCTTTGACGTAAGCTTTCCAGGCTTCGGATCGGTCACGAATAGCGATAACTTCTGCCATGCTCATTGGATGAGTCAGGTAGTCGCCATCGGCTGTCTTGATGACTACATACACACCAATGACATGCCCTCTGTCCGGGGCAAATGGCTTGGTCTTGTGTGTGGGCGGTTGGTCGACACCATTGAGCTCAAACGTATCGCTCTCATAGACCAGCTTGGCCTGACCCCATCGGACGGAGCCGGTCGACATAGCCAAGTCCATGAGGCCCATGTAAGAGATATCGAGGCATATCTTCCCCTTGCGCGGGACGAAATAAGCTTGTTTTTTGGCGGGGTTCAGGCTCAGGCCGATAGAAGCAATGTTCGTGACGGCATCAATAACCGCTTGGCGGTTCTGTAAAGCGACCCTGAGGGTGTAACTGTTCCCCTCAAGAATTTGAATGGCGAAATTTGCTTCACGGTCAAAGTTCAGGGATGGCTCTGACTGAACAGCTAAAAACTCATCACGACAGGCATAAATGTCTTGCGTGACAATTGCCAGATCATTGCTCATAGCAACCTCAGTATGTGATGGTGATCGCCGGGATTTTGCGCTGAGCGATCAGCGTAATGGCCTGGCGGGCGCAGTCCTCAGGCATGCCTGCGGCAATGAAAGCGTCCAACGCAGCACGGTTGATTTTGGCCTTATGGGCTTTGTCGGCTTCACGGGCTTCTGCCTGGCGGCGTTCTTCATCCGCTGCCGCTTGCTGGCGGGCGACCTCTGCTTGGCGCGCACGCTCGACCGCTTCTTCTTGGCGGCGTACAGCATCAAGGCGCTCCTGTTCGGCCCGTTGCTCGGCGGCAATGCGATTGGCTTCGGCCTGTTCCATTTGCTGCTTGTGGCGTAGCTCGTCGTCGATCTTCTGCTGAGCAGCACGCTGCTCAGCCTCAATCTTTTCCCGCGCAGCTTGGGCGGCGGCACGTTCAGCGTGCTCAGCAACCAGCTTTAGCTCCATTTCGCGGCGCTCAGCTGCTGCCTTGGCATCGGCTTCGCGCTTTATTGCTGCATCACGCTCGGCCTGTGCGCGCTGCTCGGCTTCCACACGTGCACGCTCAGCAGCAGCGCGGGCAATCTCTGCATCGCGGTCGCGCTGCGCCTGTGCTTCTGCTTCTGCACGCAGTCGCGCCAATTCAGCCTGTTCAGCTTCGTATTGAGTACGCTCGGCCAGTAGGGCGCGAAGCTTGGTCAAGGACAGGTCTTTTGCCTGTGCAGCCTCAGGCAGGAACTCTTGCCAGCTATCGTCGATTGTGATGGTTTCCAGATCAGCAATTACACCGGCAACGGTGACGGCTTGCGGCGTGGCGTCGAAAAGCGCCATGTCCCTAATTTTCTGGATGCCGTCGTTGTGCTTATCAACCCGGGCGTCTTCTGCTTTCTGCCAATCATCCAGTGGCTTGCGGACTTCTTTCTGCCACAGCTCCAGCGTGTCCCAGACCCGCTTGCGTTCGGCGTCGATCTTCTTTGGGATTTCCTTTTGCTCAGCCGAAACCTTTTTCCCCATATCATCTAGGGCGGTTTTCGTTTGGGCGATTTTGTAAGCCATTGAAGCGTATTGCTTGCGACCTTTAACGGTTGCCAGGTCAGGCAGGCACTGATTGAACGCGTCCACTTCGGCGCGAACTTTTTGCAGCCAAGGCTCAAGGCCGTTTGGTGTGCTGTATACGGCGAGAGCGGTTTCTTGCGCTGGCACGACTGCCAGTTCGGTATGTGCGGACATGAGGAATCCCTGCCGCGATGCTCGCAGCGGTAAAAGGTTTGGTTTATTGAGCTTTGGCGAATGCCTGAGCCATTGCGGTAGGCGGGGCAGCCTGTTTAACGGCCTTCTCGGCGGCGAGACATTCAGCGTGGTCAAACCACCCGAAATGGCATTTGCCGATCTCAATGCCCATTTGGCCGGCCAGCCACTGATAGGCGAGCGTCCGGGTTAGGCCTGCCTTTCGCATATGGTTGTGAAAGGCTGTCTTGCTGCGATTACGAACTGCCCGGAGCTTGTCGTCTGCGAGCGTTCCGAGAGGAATGTCCGTGTCCGGGTGCAGGCCCACATATGCCCGGCAGTCATCACAGAGATAGGCATAGGGCCAATCCCCGTAGCTGCGCCCGTTGTAGATTTCAGAGTTGCACACCAGGCGCACTTCACCATTGCAGTAGCGGCAGGTTGTTGGAGCAGGGATTGGATTCTTGACGCGTTTAAGTGCGCGACGGCTGACGTGAGGCATCGGAGCGGGCGCAGCAATGCGCTCGGGGGCGTTAGCCCGAGGATCGATTGGCATGATGGGTTACCTATTGAGTGATTCGGTCAGCGAAGGCGCTAAGCAGCATCAGAAAGCTGCAGAAGGAAAGGGCAGAGAATGAGCCGCGCCAGATGAGTAGGCGCCGGGCGCGTTGGTGGGTGGTCATGGCGAACACATCGGCAGGCTGCCGTAGCAGTAGTAGCGCACCTCGGTGCCATCGTCGTAGTTCACCTCGCCTTTGGCGCCGCAGCCGCAAGTTTCCGTCTCAGGCTCATCCTGCTCCAGTTGCTCGTCGCGCTGGCAGTTCGTGCCACCACAGTGCGGGCACTCGGTGTGGGTCAAGTTGCTGAATGGACCGACCCAGCGAATGCCAGGCTGATTGCAATTTCCGCAAATCATCACAGCTTCACCTCATAAGTGACTGTCCACTCGCCGCACAAGCAAGCGCGCTGGCTCCAGGCGTGAACGTTCTCTATAAAACCCTGTTCAGCAGCGCGCAAAGCGTCTTGCCAGTCGCGCCCCTTGAAGACCATCAGTACGCGGTCGCTTGCTGGGCTGGTACTGGCTGACAGCTCTTCAAGCTGCTCATCAATGAGCGATTTAACCGGGGCTGTGCTCACGCTGCCTCCTTGCGCGCAACCTTGTTCAGTCGTGCGCAGTAATGTTCGAATTCAAGAAGAGTGATTGACCGATCAACAAGAAATTCGGCGATCATTCTTTGAGCGGCCAGCGCTTGATCGGGCGTGCTTGCGGCATGCTCCAAACTCTCAAGCGCTTCGTTGATTATGATATGGGCGCTCATAGCTCACCGTCCTCGGCTTGGGCGATCAATGCGTCATCGACCAAGGGCCTAAGTAAGGCTTCGGCAATTTCGCCAAGCTTTCCGTGTAGGTGGTTGCTGGGGCCGAGCAGTTCAGCCGTAGCCACCTTGTCAGACCGTCCGCAGTTATTTGCGATTAGTAGGCGCCCAAGGGATGGCGTGGGAACTTCACAATCTGCCAGCCGGTTGTTCACATACTCATCTGCGACTGAAACGAGATCTTCTAAA